TCATGTCGAAAGTGGTGTCTGTGCTCGGTGAAGAAGGAGCCCTAAAATTTAAGGCGTCCTACTTGACCCCACAGAATAAGGAGGTTGCCATGTACAGCTTCCCAAAACGTGAAGCTACTCTAATGGCAATGTCTTTCAATGCATGTCGCACACTTAAATGTGTCAGGTTAAAACAGGGTGTAGCCCTTATAAAACGTGACTTGTAGGCGAGCGGAGAGGATTAGAATCTCTCCTATAGCAGCAGTGTTTTCTATGATTGCTTCGCATACGAGAAAGCCCCGACGCAAGGTCAGGGCTTCTAGTCTATTTCAATATCAGAAAGGTGTGTCGCTGTATTGGTTCATTGGGATAGAAATAACAGCACCACGAGCCATGTTGAAGTCTTCGATAGTTACAGCAGCACGAACAGGAGCAACAACAGACGCTTTGAATGCAGCAAGCGAAGTGTCAAAGGCTTCAGCCCAACCGTTTGTGTAGTGGATGTGTTTGTAGGCGGTGTTTTCAGCGATAACCATTTCTAGTGTGTCGCCCATAACAGCAATCGACTTACCGTGCAGCACGTCAAATAACATCTGTGCATGGTGCGTGGTAAACAGACTACCAGTAACGTAAGTAGTGCCGTCACGGCGAGTGCTAGTGATGGCGTCTTCAAAGGCATATGCATAGACGGCGAGTTCAGGACGAATTTCAGAGAGGCGGGTCAGTTCACGAGACATCACAACTTCAACACTGGATGCGGCACACATGAAGTAGCCGCTAGCGTCTTTACCAGTCATCAGAGTCTTGATGTTCTGGAGTGCCTTGGTCTTGAGGGTTTCAATCATTTCAACGTTAGGAAGGGCTGCGACGTGTTCAGGGTTGCTTTCGTCGTAGTGGTTGGCGATCCACTGTGTTAGCTGGCAACGTTGGGCAGGCTTGATCTTGCACACCTTGATTGTTTCTACGATGGTTGCCTTGCCGATGTAGGCGAGAACACGAGTAACAACTTCAGACTCTTGCTCAAGCTCCTTGTTCACTGCGTGCTTTGTGTCGAGGGTGGCACGGCTGATAGAGGCACCGTGACCAAAGTATTTTGTTCCGTGAGAGCGGTTCAAGGTTTTAAGGGCAGAGACAAGGTTGTCAGCGAACAGAAGACCGATGAAGGCGTGACCTTTAACCGGGGCAATGTGAGACAGCTCGTAGTCGTTACGGTCGCCGTAGCCGTTGTAACGCATGTTCGCCTTGTAGAGTTCGTGTAGAGCAGAGAGGGTTTCAACGGTGTGACCCCGTAGGATTTCCAGCGTACCAGCACGCATACACTCACGGGCCAGGTAGTAGAAGAATGCACACTTCATTGCCTTGTCCATTGGGTCAACTCTGACCTTGGCGTTGGCGCCAGCCTGTTTGCATTCACGAGAGCAGAACTTTGCTGTCTTTACAGAAGTGGTGAAACGTTTTTTACAGTGCTTGCAAGTCGGGCGACGTGTAGCAGAAGTTTTAACAACGGTTTTGGTTTGGGATGTCATGCTGAATAGCTCCTTCAAGGATAGGCTGGGATGTGTTTTGTTTTGCTTGGGATGTGTAACCGGATTCGTGTTTGCACTTGGCAGAACAGAAGGGTTGTTTACGTCGAGTCAGGAATTCGCTATTGCAATGCGAACAGACACAAATCTGAGACTGACCAGCACGTTTAGAAACGTGGGGCATAGAAGTTCCTCCATTGAGAATGGTGATTTGATTAATTTGGGGTTTGGTGTAGCAGAAGTGTTGCTTGTATTGCGATGAGAGAGAAACAATTGCTGTTCCCCTACATGTATATATTACCATGGAACCCTTAGTTGTAAACCCCTCCGAGGGACAATTAATCAATATCTATGCCAGATATATACTAATGCCGACGAACGGTAGTGTTTACTATAAGTCGGCTAAGCTCGTTAGTCATAGTATTGTGAGTATCCAGACTCTGAAGGATCACGCCGTAGTGTTGCTCGTGGTTCAACTGGTGGCCTAGATTGTCTATTCAAAGCCCATTGCTCACGAGTTGTTAATCTTGGCGTTCCATCCTGCGTGTCTTCTTGTGGTCGTTCAGGAGTTTCAAAGCTTACAGTCAGAGCCGCTACAAGCTCCATGGCGATGCGTACACGCTCCTGTAAGGTGATTGCGCTAGCATGAATGCCGAGAACTGCTAGCACACCTTGTAGAGCGCCATGGGGGTCATAGATGTTATGAGAGTTGCTATAAGGGCTATTCATGTTAACTCACTGTCTGGCGTGCGTCGGGTCTTAGAGTCTGCACAAGACTCCACTTGAATACGCACGGAGCAGAACAGAACTTACCTTCAATAACGCTAGCACCTAGACGACGGGTGCAACATTGGCAGTTTTTCATTTCTTGGATTCCTTTTGTGGTGGGGTGTATTGGTGTTGTTCTTCAACCTTGAATCAAGGCTTAGCCTCTTTGGGCTTTTCGGTGTTTGGTCTTGGCTTGTAGATAATGGAAGTTGGTTCTGTTCTGGCCTGAGTTCCGAAGTTTGGAGCCTCTACATTGACGTTGACGTTTCCAATCTCCATACGGGAATGGTCATTGATCGTTGTGTTGCTAACCTTTCCAATATTCACTTGAGCCCTACTTACATCGCGTAGCACGGTTGCTGTTTCCTGCTGATAGTCTTGAAGCTGTTTGCGACTGAGCAAAGCCTGCTGAGTAATCTTGTAATCAGCCTCTTGTCTCACAGTCTCAATCTGTTGAGCAGTGCAGGAGTGTTGAACGAGCATGAGAAATGTAAGAACCAACATTCCGAAGTGTTTACGAAACCAACGGCTACAGGCCGCTAGAATCTCTGACAGACTTCGCATGGTCCTAGGTTCCTTTCTGTGGTGGGTGAGCCTTTCGGCTATATTGAATGTGCTTTGATATACACGATTGAAGGCTCTATGTGAGCCTGTACGGCGTGAGAGCCAGCCTTGCGGCTAAGCCCTTAGACGTTAGGGGAGGCGGAGCTTGTACGAGCTTGGCGGGGCTTAGCCTTCGTTTGAACAGCAGAGCCAGAGTAAGAACGTGTGCGTGGGATTGGCTGGTACATCATTTCAATCTCTTGCATGTAGGATTTGAAACGAACAGGGCCACCGCCACTGTGAAGCTGTTCAGCTCGTGTGAAGTGGCTACTACGATCACACAAGCGATTGGCGATGATTTCCAATACCCTTGCGTCACCAGAGAAAGCGGCAACGATACCGATGGATGTGTTAAGCCAGAAGTAGCGGAATTTATAGGCTTCAGAACCTAGGCGAATCTTGAGGACTTTCTTCAGGTCGTAGAAGATTTCAGAAATGTCTTTGCAGCCTACCAAACGATAAGCAGCGTATTTGTCTAGGGTTGGGTCAGCGACTGCATTGATGTAGTCGGGTAGTGCTCTTGCTTTGGACATTAAATGTCTCCTTGAATTTGGGGGAGAGAGTAAATTTACTCTCTCCTACCTTTATGCGGGTCAAAGAAAAGGCTCAGAGTTGTTAAGCCCTGAGCCTTGATAGAGTTGGGCGTGTTGCTGTGTTAGTTAGATTGTTGAAGCTCTGAGAACATTACGAATCGCCAGAGCGGTTAGACGCTCGTGTTGGGCAACTGTCATAAGTTCGTCAGGATTGATTCCGGGGATGTCAGGCATGAAACCAGCTTCCTTATATTCCATCACCAGAGTATCAGCAGCATTAGCAATATTTTGGATTGCCGGGATTTTATAAATGATGGGATGGGAAGTGTGATTCATGCGTTCATATCCTTATGTCAGATAGCTTCGAGAATGTTGGTAGTGTATTGCACTGTAGCTTCTAGAAGATCAAGTAAACCGTCACGCTGTTCTACCAACAGGCTTACTTCATCTGCCAGTTCTTGCACACGAGCATTCAGAGCTGCGTTCTGTGCAATGTAAATGGCTAATTCAGAAATGTTTTCCATTATGCTGCGTCCTCAACGTCATAGACGTAGTAAAGTTTGAAGAACTCGGGAACTACAGAAGATTCTAGTGTGATAGAAGAAGCCACTGCGATGTTCACAGGCATTAGCTCAAAGTGCCCACTCAGGCCGACAGACTCTAGTGTTGTATCTGCAAGCATTGGGAACTGAGACACTAGAGCGTATCCCAAGACAACTGGTGTTTGATCTTCTAGGCGGATATCCATAAGCCACTGTGTGGCTCGTTCGTTCCAGTAGAATTTGAACTGAAGAGAAACGGTTTCAAGGGATGCACTGTAGCGATAGCTCAAGTCAGAGTGCAAAGGCAGTTGAACGAATACGGTACTCATGCTGCGTCACCAACAACGAGATTTGTAATCTCGCCTTTGATTACACGAATGTCACTACTCATGCCGTGGGCAATGGCGATGTTTTGGAGTGCCGCCTTGTTGACTTCGTACTGAATAACAGGGCCGATTTCTTTCATAAGCTCTTCTACAGTTCTGGCAGAGGTTACGGTGATTTCAATAACTGGAGTGTCTTGGATTGTCATGTTCATATTTTCCTTGTGTTCTGTGAGGGCTCTATGCGAGCCCATTCAACTTAATTATTTCAGGCCGTGAGCTGTACGGATGTCACGTTCAATGCGGGTACGTTGAGCAGCTTTAGCGGCTTGCTCAGAAGCTTCTTCTTCAGCAATCTGTTTAGCGATAGCAGCTTGAATCTCAACTTCGATTTGCTTGTTAGCAGCCTTCAACATCTTGGATTTCAACTCAGCTTCAGCCTCTGCTTGAATAATCTTCAGTGCTTCGGCGACTAAAGCTTCAGGTTTTGTAAGAACGATGATTTGCACAACACCAACAGACTGTGTAACCACTTCAGACAGCGTATAACCTTCAGACAGCTTAACGGCAAGGTCACGAACCATTGCGTCAACGTAAGGATATGTGAAGCTTTCAAGAGCGCCCATGAAACGTTTACGTGGGTAATCGCCACGAGCGTTTGGCTCAGCACTATAGTCTTCGCTAATACCGTCTAGACGGTTGAGGTATGCAAACGTTGCAGCGTCTTTAGCTTCTTGGATTTGGGCTTTGGTTGGAACGGATTGGATAGTCATTTGATTTGATTCCTTATATGAGAGTGGGTTTGTTAAAACGAGGTTAGTAAAATGAATGCTGTAGCCATGAAGAAGGTTTCCATTAGATAATGTCCTCATACAAATCAGCGTAAGGGTTTTCGTCTTCTTCATCTGGGAGAAGACCTAGGCACTCGACATCTTCAGCTTCAAGAAACTTTTGCACGTCGAGAGTGTTTATGTAAGCTTGCATAAAAGCCATTACTTCAGCATCCATCACCGTGTGCCTCTGAATAGAGCGATGAGGGACGGAGCGCCATAAGCGAACAGACCGATGGATACAGCACATGCAAGCATTAGAGCGAATGTAATCATTGTTTTTGTTACCTTATATTGAGAGAGGGCGTGACTGATGTCACATTGTGTTGCGAGGTATACCAAAAGTGTGCAGGTTGAGAGTCGAGACAAAACAAAGGGGCCAATTTCTCAGCCCCTTCATACCCGCTCTCATTGGTATTAGTGTTGAACTGGCGCTACCGATATCGGGGCCATGCTCTGAAGTAGTTCCGGTTCGACTCTCTCCCGGACGAGAGTTTATGCACACCAGAGAACAACCACGCACCTAGTATGTAAGTCTACTTGTATTTGCCACACTACAAGCGAAGCGTGAGGAAACCTCAACCCATGGAGGGAGTTGATGTTTTGGCGTGGAAATAGAAGCCCTGTTTCGACCAGACACTACAGGGGGAGCGGGGAAGAGGTTGCACGGCTTCGCGGGCCAATGACCTTTGGTCTTTCAGTTGTGACAATCGCTAAATGGTGACAACAGAATTGAGAATATAACCCGGTGTCTGTCTAGCTACCGGGGGAGCTTAAGGAAGGCCATGAATGAGCCTGACAGAAGACAATAGTGTGTAACCGAGAAGAGACAACTATTGAAGGGGAAATTAGTGTTAGAGTTTTATGTAATCTTTTACTCTACCTTATAGACTATTGTACCATGAAACCCTTACTTGTCAACACTATTGAGTGTTAATTGCAAATCATTTATTTATAAAATGATGACGGTAGTTTGTAATATTACTTGCATGGGTAGGCGCTGTGCAGTGCGTTTATAGTTAGTAGTGTTCGATTCTCGTGCAAGTCTTTTGGGTGCTCGTTAAGATACTTCAACACAATACGCACAGATTGCCCATTGGTCCCTCCTGATTTCGGGAAGCAGGTTTGAGAACTTTTGGGGAGCTGATTATTGTAGTTGATCATCGTATCCCTTACGCCTTCTATGTGTGCCAAGCATTCTCCAAACATCATGCCTTCAAGGACATTCTTAGCACCTGCACCTCTCTCATATATCATCAGTGCTTTGGTACACATTTCAAGCTGCTCATTTCCGCTAGTTTCATCAGCCCTAGCTTCAACAACGCATACGCCAACAAGCACACCAAGCAACGCCGTCCATGCCTTCATGATGGTTTCCTCAGATTCTCGTCAGTTGATGTTAGCTCAACTACACATCGCGGCAATCTGCCATCCCGGTGAGTTTCTTCTGCTAGGCTCGAATCAGGCTGGCATCGTTTGGCCACTAGAAGGAGAGGTGCGAGATGTTTTATCACGTAGTTTTCAGTGTATGTGCTTCGATTATGGGCATGCCAGCGGCATGCGAGTCAGAGAGGCTGATCGACACAATGTACTCAAGTTTGGTCAGTTGCTACTCTGCTGCCAGCACGGTTGAGAAGACGACTGTCGAGAATCTCAATGCGGAGGCACAAACCCTTGGTATCGGGGTATCTAACATTCAAGTTAAGACTCAATGCCTCACCACGAGAGAGGGAGAGGCGTTCCTGAAGAAATGGGGGCCATCCGCTCTGGTGATTACCGGGAAGAAATACGACTAGCCTTTATCAGTTAGGCTGTTCCTGTCGCTTGCTGTGGTCGCCGTACTGGTAGCCCATGCGTGCAGTTTTCCTCTCACTCTCACGTCTATACATATCACTCAATGTCCAACGTAGACGCTCGTGCTCCAGCTTCAGAGCTGCAAGCTCTTTAGAGTTGTCTCGGTACATCACGATCAACCCAGCAATGTTCTGGTGTGCCTTGCGTAAGTCACAACGAGTCGTCTCTAGCTCAGCTTCTAACAGACAGTTGTACTGCTGGAGCATTTCAACAACTCCCAATCCAAACCCTGTCTCATCGATCAAGTCTTCATTCATGGCGGCGTTACCAAGTACTGTATGGATAGACAGTAATCGAATCAGCAGGGTTGTTCAAGCTGGGAGGATGGGCGGGCTATTTGCGGAAGAAGTCGCCCATGTCGTGAATCTCCCCAGAGAACAGGAGGTACAAGCCGAACAGGTTCACACCTACGACCAGTGCGATGTAGAGGTAGCCAGAGATTTTGTCTTTCGTTGTCTTAGGCGGGAGGTGTGGATTGCGGTAGGGATCGTGCGACATTCGGCTAGCTCAACGGGGATTTCCCCCAGTTTACCGCTGCACCTAGGCCCGTGCCATTGAGCGAACGACGGGGGTAGTTGACACGCGTTTATAGGCTCACTAAGATCAATCATCCCCACAGCGCCGCATCTTGGGTGAAGAAAGCGGCAAGGTGGGGAAGAATGCTAGAATGGCTCAGCGGCTAAAAATTTAGCCGCTGCTGTTACCCCCCAGCCCCTAGCCCAACAAACACAGAGGCTCCACGATGTCCAAGGCCATTTCCTATATACGCTTCTCGACTGGTAAGCAGGCGAAGGGTAGCAGCCATGAACGGCAACAAGCCATGCTTGCGAGCTGGCTCACAGCTAACCCTGACTTCACCCTGTCGAGTGAGAGCTTTAAGGATTTGGGAATCTCTGGCTTCAGCGGTAAGCACCTTGAAAGCGGCTTTGGTTTGCTCCTAGCTGCTATCGAAAATGGAAGCATACAACCGGGCGATGTGATTCTGATTGAAGCTATGGATCGAATCGGGCGTCTTGAACCTATGGAAATGTTGCCGCTCCTGTCTCGCATTGTGAGCAGTGGCGTAGACATCGTTACCCTAGATGATGGCATCAGATACAACCGCGAATCTGCAAATAGTAATCATCTGTTTCTACTCGTGGCAAAGGTTCAACAGGCTCACCAGTATTCCGACACACTGAGCCGTCGTATGAAGGCTAGCTATTCCTCTAGGAAGAAGGCAGCGGCTGAAGGAGTGGTTCCTAAAAGGAACACCCCCGTTTGGCTCACATCTGAAGGTGAATTGATTCCAGAGATTGCACCATTGGTAAAACAAGCATTTGAAGACTACGCGGCTGGCCTTGGGGAACGTCGAATCTTTGAACGCATCTTTGAAGGGAACGATAACCCGCTGTTAGCTCGCATGGCACCTAGCACCGTGAAACGTTGGATGAACAACCGCACGGCTATAGGGGAGTGGAACGGGATTCCCAGCGTGTACCCGGCTGTAATCGAACCTGAGCTGTTCTACCGCGTACAGAAGAGAATGGAAGAGAAGTTCAGTCCTAGAGGGCTGCCAACCAAACACCGCTTTACTGGTCTTGTTGTGTGTGCTGAATGCGGGAAAAACTTCAATACAAAGTTCTTTCGTTCAAGTGGACAGACGTCTATGGAATGTTCCAGTAGAGCCCGACGTGGGGCTACAGGCTGTTCTAATAATCGTTCTATTCCTGAGCCTATCATTGACCTGGCTTTTCGTCTGACGAACGCTAAACACATCCTGAAGGCTCTTGAAGGGCAACAGCTCACAGCTTCACAGAAGCGTGGCATGGAGCTTGACGGGGAGATTGGTGAAGTGAACAAGAAAATCAAACGCATCATAGGCTTCATGGAGAACCTAGATGAAGCTGATGGTGATGAGCTTGCAAGTAAGTATGCGAGTCTTCAGGCAGAACGTAGAGTCTTACAGGCTGAGAAGGAAGGGCTAGCAGTTGATGCTTCAGCAAGCATCATGGATAAGGTGAAGAATATGAGCGACTTCACCAAAGACCCAATGAAAGCTAATGCGCTGTTACAGTCTGTCGGTTATCAGCTTATGTGCCACTCAGACGGACGTGTTATCTTTGAGAATGAAGTGTTCATGTATGAAGGTTGGGGCAGAGCTGAAGACGTTCATAAGGTAATATTGCCTGATGGGAAGCTTGTCAAGCTCCCAATCCAGCGGGAAGGGAAGGCTCCAAAGCGTAAGCCTGTAGATGTCTCGCAGCTTGGTAAGCTTGATCTTTCAAAAGTCACTATCAAGACTGGTGAATCTTGATAAATATGTCAGGTAAAAAGTGACTCTAGGCCACGTTTCGTGTGGCTTGTAGCGGTTTCATGCGGATTAGTTCCTATCCTACTTGGGCGTATTGGCTAGGTCAGCTCAAGTTGCTCTAACGCATACTCCTTGCCTGCCAAGGTGAGTTCAAAAGTGGTAGTGGCGAATGTACCTCTGAACACTTTCCGCTTCACCAGACCTTTAGCTTCGAGTTGCTCTAGACCAGCTTCAGCTTGCAGCTTACCTAACGAGCTAAATTTACAAACTGATTCCACAGTTGCGGTCTTGGCATAATTTGCATGAAAGGCCAAAGCTTCCACCAGATGTGTTTGCACGTCAGTCAACTGAGGGGACTGAGGATTGTTCATTTTGTAAACTGCTAGCTCTGCTTCATGTAAGTCGCCATAGGCACCGTCAGTGGTGCGGTAGTAGTAAATCGCGACAGACAGCGTGCTGATTAAAACCACGATAATCATTAGCAGCGACCAATTTGGCATCGGTGTGTCTAACAGAAGCCAGCTCCACGCACGCAACAGCCAACCCTTAGCGTCTTGCAGGAGTGTTGTATCGAAGTAAGTGTCTAGTAGCTTCGTGGCGCCCCATGCGACAAGGAAGCCACCACCCGAAAGCACCATCGTCTTAATCGAAAAAGGGGAATGCTTACCTTCCGTTGCCATGCTGCGTGTCTCCAATGTGGGAAACCGATCTTATCAGCATTGCACGCGGAAAGTGGCACTCTGGCATTAGCACGGGTGGCAGAGGGTTTTAGGTAGGCGGCAAGGCGTCTGAGATGTCGCAGGAGCGGCTTTAAGCACAAGTACAAGCCAGCATAGCCATATCAGACTAGCACCGCTCAGAACGCACTACAGGGCTTCTAGGCACAGAAGCGAGAAGGGCAGAGCTGCTACGCGGGAAAGCGTGAGCTTTAAAGTGATACCTTCTGAGCTAGTAACCCTATAATTTATAAGGTAATACTATTAAATAATATATTAGTAATACTATTTGGAGAGAATACCTACTTCTAGAGTAATACTAATATGAGAAAGATTCTCAATAACCCATAAAGAGCTTTTAGGGTATCGCAGAATCCTGCTTTGTCAATAGGTGATATAAGAAATATTTCTATGTGTGCTTCGTGTCTCCTAGCACACCTGTCGTGTATGTCAACAGCTGATTGACCTTGAGTATATAATTGTATAGAATGAGCTACACAATAACAACACACAGGGAGTTACAAACATGAAACACAGGATCAAGAAAATTCTACTAGCTGTCGCAGGCGTTATAGTCATTGCGTTTGCTGCCTATCAGATAGAGCAATCTAGTATTGCTACAGCTACAACGGGCTATGGTCGTGATGGTGCTGTGTCGCAAGTGACAACGTGCAAGGCTTACATCTACAACTGCTCACGCAAGGTTGATTACAACGTTGAGAATCTACAGGCGTGCTTGTTCACTGCTGCTATTGCTCAGAAGTCGTTAGAGCGTCTCGCAGCACCTTGGTATGTGACAACGAATGTAGAATGTGTAGCTGTCACTAAGGGAGCGTAAGCATTGGCTATGGAAGTCTCTGTAACCTCCTGAGACGCGATTGCAGGCGTTCCAAGGGTGCGGGGTAGGGTGACTTAGCTGTTAGGGTTTTAAGCCTCTCATACGGGCTTTCCTTTGTTTGTGCTACATTCACACAACACATCACCGCGAACAGGAGCTTCACAATGACTGGCATAGCTAACGGCCCCGATATAGTCCTTCACGGACGCCGCAAGACCAAGGAAAGCACCGCCAGCACTCCCAAGCAAGCCATCCAAGGCAAACGCTACACACCAGAAGAGCGGGAGGCGTTGATTGCTGAATACAACCTCTCAGGCGCTGCAATGACAGCCTTCTGTAAGCAGCCGGGTAAACCATCCTATCAAGTATTCAAGAAATGGATTGATGGTGATGATGCACCACGAGCGACAGGCTCCAAGTCTTCTAGTGCGTCCTCTCGTACAGCAATGAGCTTGCGCGATGAGTTCAACGCTAGTCGTGATGATGCATACCTGATTTTCTTGAAAGAGAAAGCTGCTGACTTGCGTACTCAGATTGCAGCCGTAGAGAGCGAGATTCAAAAGCTTGAGAGTGCCAAGGACGAATAAAGCTAGGGGTACGAAATCCGTAGTCCTAGGGTTGTAAAAATTACAAGTCTAGAATTACAGTATTGAAACAGAGAGCCCGCCTAGAGGGAAGGATTCCATCCTTTCTATAGAGCGGGCTTTTCTTTAGGGTGTAGTCACAGCTAGGGAGGGTAGCGCATTGCAATATAAGCACATAGAGCATCTGCGAAACGGGTTTGACTTATTCTCAGGTAAGATCAAAGAAATCAGCTCATGCAAGCGCGACACACAAGAAATATTTGAATCCCGGCAACAGGCGCTGCATGTGGAGATTGAGAATAGAACAGAGGGCGGGCCATTTGAAGGCATTAGCTCAATAAGCAACTTCCTTTATTACTCCCCTTCAAGCGGTGAACCGGCGATGCTTGGGGCGAAGAAAACGAATGTCGATGAGCTAATGGAACGCAACACGCTCCATCAATTGAAAATGTATCAATGGCTACTGGCAGAAGCGTATGAAGTATTTGAAGAGTTTTTAGTGACCGCCTACGCCTATTGTGGGCTTGAGGGAAATGGCATCTGGAAGCGTCCTGATAACTGGAAGCATGAAGGCTCCCAAGACATTCAGGATTATGACACTGTGCGAAAGCCATATGGTCAGTTGAAAGCGTTCAGGGAATGTTCTCAGCATTTTGCACGCTATGAAATGGAAAGCCCTACAGGCACTAACTACAAAGTTGTCTTTGTTCTGATTGAAAAGCTTAGGCATCGAATTGTACATAACGGAGGCTACTGCAAGGATGTAAAATTACTTGTAGATAAGATGCAAGCTGAGTTGAAAGGTGTGGACATGAAAAAAGTAAGGGGCTATGTAGAGTCTTACTTTATCTTGCATAGAGGCGATAAGCTTATTGATCTACTAGAAGACCCCACTGAAGATGATAGTTTGCCATCAGGATTACGGACATATCATGACCCCATGAATGAGTTTTTGAAGGCGCTAGTAGAATACGCACGTCTGATTATGGAGAGCGCCGCACTTCAAAGTAGAGAGGGCGGTCGCTGAATTCCAGTCCCGCCGAAAATTGGACTTAGCACTTCGACAGTATTCTATGTAGTGGCTAGGGAAAATAAGTAGAGACGCTTTCTATAACGAAACCAAACCCCGTCCAAATTTTTTATGGGCACTTTCACACAGAGGGGTGGGGGTCCATCCTAGAAACGGTCACGGTGTACTAGCTGCTTAGCAAGACAGACGGGGGCCAAATAGAAACCCACGGGAAATACAAATAACCTAGGCTGCCCTGTAAGCCCCTAGGAGCGACGACAGACTAGAACTGCTGTCTCATGCAGCATCAATGTTTAAACGCTTCAGAACGCGGCTCACCTGCATAGAAGACCACTCTCCACCTTGGGCTGTGAAGACCTTACGATCATTCATGAACTCAGCAATAGCATTAAGTGTGCTATGTCCCTTGGACTGAGCAAGGGCAATGGTTGCTTCTACTGTCACGGCAAAGGCATTGGCCTTGTCACTACGTGCTGCACGAGCTGTAGCTAGGGCCAGGTTCTTAGAGCCTTCAGGCTTCACAGCAGAACGGTTAGCAATCTTCTGAATACTCTCCACACATCCAGCGTTAGCACGTTCCTTGAGGGCTTGCAGAGCCTCCTTGGTACGCTGGGAAATGAAAGCTCGTTCCTGCTCAGCCAGAGCTGCAAACAAGTGAAGTTGGAAGTTATCAGCTTGGGGCATGGTCGCCACCTTGAGAGACACACGTTTCATCAAGGATGCGATGTGTTCAACGTCACGAGATAGGCGATCCAGCTTAGCCACTACGACAGGCAGGGGCTCACCTTGAGCATTCCGATGAGCCAGTGCCTTAGCACACTCAGGACGCTCTAGGGGAGCGATGGAGCCGCTTACAGTCTCAATGTACTCAGCCACCACTTCCCAACCATGAGTCTTGCAGGCTGTCTCTACGTAAGCCTTCTGTGCTTCAAGACCTAGACCACTCTCACCTTGAGCACGAGTAGAAACACGGTAGTAGGCTACAAGCTTCATGAGTGAGTCCTTCATAACGTTGTGTGTAAAAGTATTCTACATGAAGTCATAACACACTGCGACGTCCGTCTACACAATGTTATGGGTTGTGTGTTGAGTATTAACATTCAGACATTGCACGCATCGTCAATACCTTTACTTTCTAGAACCTTTCACCCTGTACGCACTCAATCGTGCGGAATGCGTCAGCTAAACCAAGCTACAGGCCACGTTACACAAGGGCTTGAGCGATATTGCGGGGATTAGAATCTCCCCTAGAGTGAGTGCGAGACAGCAAATTGAAGGGATTGGTCTAAAGACCTGAAAGGGCTACTGGCGTGCTTCATTAACCGTTTGTCGAGAATGTGAAACTCACCTTGACCTATGCGACTCGCCTTGACCTCACATGCACATTTTATGAAAAAGTGAAAATATGTGTTGACTGTGAGAAAAGCACTTGCTTAACAGAAGAGGGGTAGAAGAGGGTAAAGAGCGAGTGAAAAGGGGTGTGAGGGGTATTACATGCATTTTCAGTTAGTCAGTGGTGTTAGTAGTTGTCCCGCATTTGTCATACTCAAACCCTTATAGAGTATGATGTTCACACTTCTATATGTCCCATATAGTGGGATTCACTCAGTCACAAGGTTGTTCTATGAAACCTACGGTTTCGAGCTAGATAACCGATAGTTTTTATCAGGTTGTTAGCGTCTGTTTGAGTCATTGAGAAGGGCTATATTGTGTCGTTACCGACACAGAGTGAATACCTCCTGACTTGCAGTCAGCTAGGGACAATCCTTCTAGAGCTGATGGATGGATTAGTGAATCCATCAGCAACCTACTCAAGAGGAAACACTTAAAGAGGGATACTCTCAAAAGAGATACTCTCAAGGCTCACGCCTTACCCGTGCTAAACCTTGAACGTAGTTCAGAGGGGGTCAGGCTGTAAGCTGTCGCTTACCATGTGAAATATGTCAGTCGAAAACACCCTCTAGCCCTTGCGGGCTGTGGCTCTCAGCGATTTAGAGCGGATTACTTTGTATCCTCGAGGGGAGGGTGATTCTTTGCCTTGGCATCGCTATACTCTGGGGATACGACAGGGGCGGGGATATTCAAGATGGGCGGTAAGTTCTTAAGTGGTGCCGGGGCACTGTTCTTAGTCGTCTTTGGTGTAGCTTTAACAGAGTATTGGAAGTCAGAGTTTGTACAGGGAATCATCCAGTTCGTTCTGAATATACCAACGATGTTAGTAGCGCCTGTGGGAGTTCAGCTTTGGCTAGTGATTATTGCTGCGTTGTTCATCGCTGGTGTGGTGATTAGAGCTGCCGTGATTGCAACAAATCAGAAGTTTGAAAGGCAGAAGCCTACGGAGCCTGTTCCTGTCTCAATGGCTCAACTTATGCCTGTGCTGGCGTCCAATGTAACTAGTGAGCAGAAACAGGTATTAGCCTTTCTTGCAAATGTGATGGAGTTTGAGAAATCTGTAAATCTTAAAGATATTTACACCTCGCTTGGCCTAGATAGCTTGATTGTTGATAATGCCGTTAACCAACTCTTAGATGATGGTTTTCTGCAAATTCATAGAAATTATTACTTAGGTAATAGTGTTGAGCTTTCGCCAAAGGGGAAGAAATATGTTGTAGAGAACGGCGTTCTACAGAGTAGCGGTTCGTGGGGCTTCTTGGAAGTGAAGTGATTGCAGCGGAGACAACAAAGCCCCGGCCATCGTTATAGATGTCGGGGCTTTCTCGTATTCAGACAGGGACAGGATGAAAGTGTCTGAATTCCATATGCACAGAAGCTGCTGTAAGGTGATTACACGGGCTTCAAAGTGCGAGTGTTGCCATTGCCTATATGGAAGGCTTCTAGCGTCTCCTGCGGGCTTGTAAGAGCTTCTAGGGGAATGCATGAAGGCTTGCATAGACGTTTGAATCTGTTAGCAGCGAACACTTTCAGACAGTGCTCACATGTGTTGATTCTCATTATGTGAATCCTCTTGAAAATGTTCGTTGATGTGTTCGATGTTGGTTAGGCTTTGCGTTTGGCTCTAGGCTTTGGAGCTGGAGCACCTTCAGCCACCTTTACAGGGAGTGGGAAACCAAAGCAGGCATAGAGCTGCATCTGAGATTGCTCTTCATTGAAGCCGCTCAACACAAGATCGAACAACTTACGTGTGGTGTTAGGAAACGCTAGCACGTAGTCAATGCCGTATGTCTTGGCGATGTAATGTCCGCAAGCTTCAATATGATCTTCCTGAAGACTCAGAGCTTCATAAGCTACAGCCTTCTCCGGAGTTGGGATGTAATGCATTATTAGTTCTCCTGTGTTATTTAACGTAGCCATCGTTAAAGATAGAAGTGAGTATTGCATTGGGGGCAATCGTGTCTAGGAATGCTTGAGCTTCAATAGCCAGAGGGCCAAACCAGCCAGCACCACCAAGCACACTTAGATGTGTGGTGACTAGATGATTCTCAAGCTGTGTGATGATGTCGCCTTGACGGGATTGCAGAGAACGACAAGCTGTGAAGTTGATTGCAATGCTCAGGTTGCTGAAGGGCGGGATATATCCGAATGGGGTTGCGTCAGGATTTACTGTGTATCCACGGTAGAAATTTCGGTTCACTGTTTAGTTCCTTGTGTTATGACGTTAGTTGTTTGGATGAATCAATGACAAACTTGACAGAAGCAAGCATTTTGCCTGTGTCGTAAAGAGGATCATCAAAGCCTTTGCGTGCGATAGTGGATTTGCTGTTGTGTCCCGGATAATCATCAATAGTTGTTTTCATGATTTCAGTGAGTGTGTCACCTAGCTTGTTGAGAGCATTCAGAGAAGCGCCGTTAGCCTTGGCTACAGATTTGAATACATCTTTCAATGCTGCTTTGATGCGTGCCTTGTTGAGCTTGTTCAAGAATGTGTCTTCCATGAATGGGCGTTCCGGGATGTCGTGTGTACCGTAGTTGTTCAGCATTGCCACATGAGCAACTGACATACCATCGTCGTAGACATCATCAAAGAACCCAACTTTCACGTCTCGTTTCTCAAGAGCTATCAACCTCTTCTTCAAAGAGTGGAGCCCTTTAAGGTCTAGTTTAATCGCCATCCGGTTCTACTCCTACTGTCTTGCCAGCAATGCGGGTTAGCAAAAAGACAGCTTCCTGAAGTTGTCCTGTAATCTCTACAACTTCTTGTTGGGACTTCTTTGTGGTAATTTGAGATTCTGCTAGTGTGGTGACAACGCTCTCTAGTTTTTCAACACGAGCAATGAGGACAGGAATCTCACGCACTTGATTGTGTGCGTCTTGAAGCCCTGTGACGGTATGAACTACGAACAGTAGAGCTAGGCCGGCACCTAGGCCGATAAAAACTTGCTTGAGTTGTTTGAGTGTTAGTTGCATGGGCTCACCTTTGGCAGTTGGCAGCACCGACAGAACTAATGCATAGTTGCTCTGCTAACACTCTGGCTTCTCTTGCAAGAGCCAAAGCATCACTAATACTCGTGTCGATAGCTTGGGATTGATGAACCAGATCAAGTCTGAATTCTGTTTGTTGTTGAATGGGTGTGTATTGAGCTGCGTTCTGTGCCAGTGGTGTATAACCTACCAGCACAGTTAATAGAAACGTCAGCACCATTCCTTTATGTTTGGATAGCATTTGAATTGTCTCCAATAGAAGCCCTGCCTACTGCGTGAGTAGGGCAAGGGCTATGGATTGTTAGCGGGCGTCGATTACCATGATGCCAGCAGTGCCAGAGCGAGACTGAGCATTATTAACGCCAGCCTTGGCAGCCTCTTTGACTTGTTGTTGAATCAATGGCCCTACTTCTTTCATCAAGTCAGCGGCATTAGTTGCTGTAGATGTGATATTGAAGCTCATATCTCCAAGCTTAATGTCGTTGTTAACTGTTGTGACAGAAGGGACAGCAGGAGCAGTAGTAGCTGGGCTAGCTGGCATAACACCTACAGGCGGCATGGTCGCATTCTGCATACGCTCAAAGGTTTTACTTTCATGGAGCTTCAATAGTCCGCCCATGATTGGGCTGTTAGCCATTTGAGAAAGCACCACGTTATCATTAGCAACTGGAGCCATAACAGAAGGCTTGAGTCCACTACCATCCACTAGACGGTTAGGGTGTGCTTCGTTATATGCGTTATTAGCCTTCTCAGCTTGCGTTACATATCCCATTTTGCCAGCGATGTAGTTGATGCCATCGGCAAGGAGGTTAATAGCTCCTGTGAGCGTCGTTAGAGCGATTTGAAGCCCCATAGATGCCAACGTAGCAGCTACACCAGCAATGAGCCCAATCAACGCTTTGATAGGTTCTAGGGCTGTATTGAGTCTAACCATTGCATCCCACAAACCACCAACTTTCTCAATCCATTTATCAATACCAATGGAGCGGAAAGTTTCTTGGAAGCCATCAGTGAATACCTTGATTCCATCGGTCACAGACTTCATAGCAGCTTCTAGCTTAACGCCAGCACCGTCTACACCATTCAACCAGCCTTCAATAGCTGGAATGAGCCTTTCAATACCACGGAGCAAATCAGTAGAAGCTTCAATGCCCTTCGTACCAAAGCCAGCGAGTTTGTCAGCGAGTGGACCCAACTTAGAGATAAGATCAATCTGAGCTTTGCTGTTTTCAGCAAGAGCTTTACCCATTGCACCGTTATCGGATGTATAGGCATTAGCCAGCACTTGGCTACTTACGTTTGCACGACGGTTAGTTTGGGATTCAGCATTGCTCTTAGCAACATCAAGACGACCACCTTTGTTAGCGTCTCGTTCCATGATTTGGGTCATTGCTTCCCAGAACTTGACGTTCGCTTCACCTTTGACGCCTTTAGTGATAGCCGCTTCAAGAGCTGCCATTGCAGCCGTTCCAGTGAGTTTACCGCCTGTGGACTTCTGATAGGCTTCAGCAGCGATTGCACCAGAACCCGGCAAGTGTTCTGCGAGTTGTTGTCTAAGTTCTTCTTGAGACAGTTTGCCTTTACTCAAGGATTGAGACATTGCCTTCGTAACGCCTTTGAGAGCGTCGTTAGAAATGCCTGTACCTTTGGCATAAGATAGCAAGCCGTGCATCATGGTTTCAGAGCGCTTTTCATCCAGACCAACACCACGCATAGTGGTTACGTTCTTCGCATAGTCCAAACCTAGATCAGAAGCGTTCAAACCGAGTTCATCGGCAACGCCTAGGAATCTGAAGTTGGCCTGTTTGCCCTTTGCTTGAACCTGTTCTTTGCTGTTCTTGCCATCGTCGTAGATAGCAGCGAAGTTACCGATCCGGGCTTGCTGTGTCTGACCAGCGGTTACAGCAGCATCAACGAATGTCTTCATTGCGAATGCAGCAGCAGCCATAGCCGCCGTGAGAGCCATCGCACCACCAGCAGCAGCACTCACGGCACCAGCAAACCCACCAAGAGCTGGCATCTGGAAACCGTGAGCCTTGGCGCCAGCCAGGCCACCAAGACCACCAGACATTGCACGCTTCGTTTGAGCCGCGTTCATTGCCTGATTTACACGCATGGAGCTGAGCTGTGTTTGATGCGTAGCCTTCTGTAGCCGTTGCTGTTGTGTCAGATGTTGCGTGTTAGCGCTCTGATTGCGTAGTTGCTGGTGACTCATTTTCAGAGCGTGCATTGAAGACGCCTGTTGAGTCTTTGCGTTCTGTGCGGCTACCTTGGATTGTGTCAGGCCGAGTTTAGCGGCTTGTTGGTTGGCTGCCAGATTGAACTTTGCAGCGGCTTGCTGTGCCTTCTGCATCTTGGCAGCAATACCTTGCATAGATTTCAGTTGTGCAGTTTGGGAAGCCATTGCTGGCTTAACATTCAAAGCCTTTTGCAACTGATTGCCCATTGCATTGATCTTGCCGGTGAGGGCTTTCATGCGACGTTCAAAAGCATTGATGCCAGTGAAGTCAACTTTGAAACCTAGCTCACCAAAGAACTTGCCGATAGATTCATTACTCATGGTTGATTACTCGCTGTCTTTCGGGACTTGAGAACCGCCGAAAGTTCTTTTAGTTGGGAGAGTGACGTGGGTTTCAACTGCTTTGATTAGAGCCTTGCCCATTGGGCGGCCATGCTTGCCTTCATAGGCTGTAGCACAGTCAAACCTTTCACTTGTATTCAGGTATTGTTTAGCAGCGGCTACAGAAGCAGCGTCACCACCGATAGCAAACGCTAAGCCCTTGTCTGTCAGAATCCAGAAGTATCTGAATCGACCAAGGTTGCGAGTCTTGCTATTGATTGTGTTACGAATGTCTTGAATCAGCTTACTGATTGGGCAACTACCAATAAGGTAGCCAATGTAGTAGCTGGTGCGATTGCCTAGAATGCTTTGAGCATAGGCTAGCGTCTTTGGATTGATATCCATTAAGGTGACTCCTAGAATATTGGGATATGAGAGAGGGGCTGTAACTGCGTTACAAAGGATTATTCAGAAATGAGAGAGCGAATAATATCTGTGTAAACAGATTCCATTCGCTCTAGCACTTGGTCGAAAGCTTCAGCTTGGTTTGAAAGAAGGATTTCAAGCTCAAAGATTCGAGCCTGCATTACACGGCGGTCTTCGTTATAAGTCTTGGTGTAGTAGGAAAGGCTCATATCTTGGAACGTGTTGTGACTAGGCTCAGATTCGTAGGTGACGGTTATTGCCATTTAGACTCTTTACGATATTGCTCAACTTCTCTATCTTTGCGTCGTTTACGTTGACGCGGAGCGAAGTCTTCTTCTGGTGTGTAATCCCAATTAGATACTTCAATCACTGTAAGAGGATTAGCTGGGATTTCTTCAAGCTTGATCTGGGGCTTCGTTTCTGTTTCAGGCTTCGCTTCAATCTCAGGTTTGTTCTTCTTTAACGATAAAATTGGTTTGGCCATTACTTCTTACCGTACTTCGCTTCAAGGATTTCTCGTGTACGATCAATAGGCTCAGCTTTCACTTCTACCAGCTGGGACTCTTCATAAGCTTTCAAGATATCAACCTGCTTCTTGATGCGGAAAAACTCCTTGGCATAGCCTAGAGCATCAACATCACCCATTGACTTTACAATTTGAGCACGGAACTCGGGTGAGGTATTCGGGTATAGTTTGTAAAGGTCGTTCACGCGATAATCAAATGCGATTTGTTTGAAGTCGATCGATGTTGCTTCTGTTACCTCTTCCTTGGCCTTGTTAATCGCTTTTTGTGTTTGCAGGATAAGGGTCAGATATTCGGGGGAGGTGGTTTTAAAGATTGGTTGTAGAGTCATCATTGTTGTTCCTTGTATTGGATATAGTGTTGTGGGCTCGTGAGAGCCCGTATAAGAGGGTTTAAGCGATAGGGCCAGCGGATGTGCCGCTACCCGGTGTAACGCCTGTGTGACGGTGTGTAGAGAACGCAATACCGTTGAATGTTGCTTCGCCTGTAAGGTCGTAGTTGCCAGTCTGGGAGTAATCACCAAGCCATGTAGTGGTTGGGACTTCGATAGACATAGACGCGGCTTTGATAGCAATAGCGTTGGTTGCGGTCAGGTTGATGTCTTTGGCGTTTACATTCACTTTGAACTCAGTGTTCATTGTGATATCGCCAGATTCAGCAATTCGAATCTCAGCTTCATTGCCGCCGATGTTGGCAACAATCACAACGTCTTTCGTATTGTGTGACCACTTACGACTAGACGGCTTGTTAGCACTGTTACCGAAAGTGAATAGGCCGGGAATCGCAATAGCATCTTGCATGTCGTGCTTGCGATAGTCGTTAGGCTGCGTAGGACGTCCGTTGCCTAGCTTGAAGTTGTCCATAGAGCGTTGGGCAAAGATCAGCATTACTGTGTCTCCAACCTCAACAGGGAAACTTACGAGAGCTTTACGGCTACCCGGCATGATAAGTGGAACGCTTAGAATTTCTGGAAACTCTTCAACTTCACCATCAGAATACAGTTCATTAATGGCGGGTTGCACGTTAACGCTCATGCTATCCAAGTTAACGCCTGTGATAACAGCAGGCATAGATGTAAACATCCGTGCTTGCTTCTGATCGATCATACTATTTAGTGTGTCTTCGCTAGATGGGGCTCGCATTAGACTAGTTCCTCTGCATTGACTTCAGAACAGAAGCACTCGACTTGCCAAGTATCTCCACGATACGCACCCGAGAAATGGGATGTGTTAACGCGGAAGAAACCACTAATGTCAGGGTCTTCTAGTTTGACGATTGAGCCGGGAACTAGAGAAGTATTCAAAAGAGCTTCAAACTTGACGCCGCGTTTACGAGTCTTATCTTTTGGTAGCTTCTTTCCTTCGGCAGATGTGTAGTAAGGAACATTGATTAGTCCAGTGTCCTCATTCAACACCGTAGCATTAACTGTAGATTTACTGGATGGCTGATTCTTACCGGTGATATTTAAGACGTTGCCTGTAATGTTCCATTCAAGGTCATTAGCCTTGCAAAGACGGATGAGCTGTTCTTTCGGTGTTCCGTGTAGAGACATTCCAGAGACAACAGGCTTCTTCAATCCATCGCCCCTGTAAGTGCCTTTGGTAATAGCTCCACCCATCGCTTCACGGACAACATCAATGCAGTCTTCGATAGTCTTGCCAGCAGACACTAACGCCTTCACTTTTCTGTGGTTAAGGGCGCTGTAGGCTTCTCCTACTTTGATTGTTGTAATCCAGTCAGGGCCAGATTTCTCATGGGACATTTCAACTACATTACCTTGCACCATGAGCTGAGCCCCGGTGTCTTTATAGCCAACGCTTAAGGTTAGTTCTGTGAAGTCTCCATCAATAAGCTTGCGTTGATCCCTAGAGAGGTTGAATACAGAGATTTCAGCACTGTTTGTTGTACGACTGTTGTCAGAGTCTTTAGCGAAAGAGAAGGCAATGTTGACGCCGCGAGTGAAAGACTGTGACTCTTCGTCCCATCCGTCGCTCTTAAGTTGAATCCCATCCCCTGTCTTATAGTTTCCAATTGTCAGGACATATGCACGTTCATAAAGCATCATGGCGTGGATGCTCCGCTTTGAGCACCCTGAGAGTTCACACGTTGTGATGCAGACTGAGAGGCGTAATCTGTGGGGTTGGTGTCCGGTTTATCACTAGCGACGGCGGCACGCTTTGAAGCGTCTGTTTGCTGACGTCCTTTGTTAGATGTCTGATTCTTGATTCGGACTTTAATAGCTTTAACTTCTGCGAAAGTGATTTGCTCAATCTCCATGAGTGGGAATACACCTTCACCTGTGTCAGCATCTTCATTGAAAGATAATGCAGTGAAAATACAATTCACCCAGCTCTTACGGATGTAGCTGTCATTGAAGTCTACAAGCGTAAATACTTCCTTCTGTTCTTGCATTGCCACCATTTGCATCTTAATGGCTTGAGCAGACCTTACTTTAGGCTGTTCAGTTACAACAACTTCAGGAATGCTGGTGGATGCGAATTGAGAAATAGATTCAGGAAGGAAACTCTTGAATGTGTTCTTGCTGCTGTTGATCGACACAGGGCTACTAACTGGCGTGTTATTCACGTACTGCTTTTTGGTAGTAACAGATTGCCAGCCTTCGTATTCTTCTGTAGTTGCGGATAGCTGTGGACGGTCAAGGTTAAAGTCAGCATCAGATAGAACAGCTTTCAGAGAGAAGCGTGGGTTTTCAATAACGTAATGGTCTGTGACGAATGCCCCAGAGCCCAGAGGGTGCTTGCTGGTTTGACCTTGGTATTGTTCACCAAAACCTTCAACTGCGTCGAACCATAGAATATCCCCGTTAAAACGGCGGATTGCGATAGTCATTTAAATTTTCCTTCAGGGAACATGCAATGGAGAGAAGGCATGTTGTGTTTAATGTGATCTAAGATGCGTGCATGGTATGCAGCACGTTTAGCTTCTTGGAGAGCAGCAGACAGGGCTAGACGTTGTTGCCTGTCTTGTTCAGCTCGTTCTTCACGCACTAACTGTGCATCTAGAGTGCCTTTCACCATCTGGAACAAGCCTTCAGCGGCTCGCTGGTTTATAGCGAATTGCTCAGCCAGGTTTTCAGAAGTGCAATGTGTGGATGTATCGTTCATGACATTAATTGTCAGACTTCCAATATGGACATTCATGTTTGATTCCTTGTATGAGAGGGGAGGGTTGTAGCGGGATTACTCAGTTGCTTTCTTCTGGCGATATGCTCTCAATCTGCAAGAGCCAGAACACCAGAGGGTTTGTGTAGAGAATGTGTTGAATGTGCGTGAGCAGTATTTGCACTCACAAACACGGGCACGAGTGCGGCGAACAGGCATGGTAAAGACTCCTTTTAATTATCAGGATTGTGTAATGTGTGCAGAGGGTGTGATTGATGTCACGTTGTGTGCAGGTAGGCGAAACGAATGTGAAAAAGGGCCGTCGTATACTGGCCCTTAGTATAAATTTCTAGCGATGTGCCACGTTGTGACCGTGTGTTGTGAGTGTGTAGCTAAGAGGATGAATCTAATTCAGCTTTCACTGATGACTCATCAAACCCTTGAATGGAGCCCGCTGTTGTGTTTGCGTCACAGACAGACGGGCAGTGTTCCATAAAGCAGTATATGGAATTCTTTAAATGAGGGAGCCAATCTATAAACCCGATTGGGAGGGCACTTAGGAGGGTAAAGCAATGTCTCAGTGTGTACTAGAAAGTTTCTTCTCTACTACAAGTTATTGTCTCATGTATATGCACTTCTGTCAATGAATATATGCTGTTTGTCAATACTAAGTGTGTAACTAATTTAGGTGATTTAGTCAGTGAATACAGGAGGTGTAGAGTTGTTTCATGAGTGTAAGATGTAAGCTCTTGTGAAAGCATGTTAGTCGCTGTAAGTCATAAGGTAGGTCAGTGTATAGGAGAGAGCATAGAAGCTCTTAGAGGCAGCTATAGAGGCTCCTGTGGGATGTGCTTACATGAACGCAGCTATTCAGAACACTCAGAACACTCAAAACACTCAGGTTTCGCAGAACACCATGCATAAGCTCCGTCAGGAGCCACATCGCTGGAAATCGTTGACATGATCAACAAGGAGCGCATGCAAATTGAACTGAATGGTGGTAAGAAATTTGTAGGACTTCGCCATGATAATTTCATGTCGAAAGTGGTGTCTGTGCTCGGTGAAGAAGGAGCCCTAAAATTTAAGGCGTCCTACTTGACCCCACAGAATAAGGAGGTTGCCATGTACAGCTTCCCAAAACGTGAAGCTACTCTAATGGCGATGTCCTACTCTCCAGCAATCTCTGCTGCTGTATACGACAAGATGACTGCTCTGGAAGAGGTTGTTGCTTCGCAAGCTGTAGCAGCTCTGCCAAACTTCAGCAACCCAGCAGAAGCTGCACGTGCATGGGCTCTTGAGTACGAACGTAGCGAACAGCTCGCTCTGGTCGTAGAGCAGAAGGAAGCTCTGCTAATTGAACAAGCTCCAAAGGTTGACTACGTTGAAAAGTACATGGAGGTTGATGGCAGCCTTGGCATTCAAGCTGCTGCTCGTGTCCTCAAGTGCAACATGCGTGAACTTGGGCATTGGTTGGTGGATCGCAAGCTGGCCTTCCGTTCCCAGCCAGCAAACACCCTGCTGCCTTACGCCACGTCGATCAATAAAGGTCTGATGCTCGTGAAGGTTGGTGTTAAATCTGGTGGTGATAGCTCGTACCAGCAAATGAAGATCACCAATAAAGGTATGCAGTATTTGGCAGAGAACCTTCCAACCTAC